CAGTGGCTACTCCATTCTTAAATTTACTTGATAATATAGTTAAAGCAGAGGTGCCTTTAGCACCTTTTAATGTGTCTTGTAATTCTTTAGGGAGAGATTTAATAAAATCTTTTCCCATACCTTGTGCTCCAGAACCAGGGGCGCCTGCTCTAAAATCTTTGATTCTTTCGTTTAATTCATCAGCTTGGTCTACACCTAAACCTGCAACTTTCTTGCCTTTTTCACCTCCTATACCGTAAGCTCCTTTACCTGATTCGGACATAATTAAAGTTTGTCTATAGACTTCAGCTGCTTGGTTAAAACCCGGAAGTAGTTTATTTAGTCCGGGGATTAGATCTACAATATGTTTAAGGGTAGAAAAGGTTTTTAGAAAACCATCTTCATTAATGGATTTGCTTGTTTTTAGAGTCTTATCTAATTCTTCATTTAGTTTTTTAGCGTTATCAATTTGATAACCAATTGATTCTGCTATATCTCTTTCTAATTCAGTTTGTCCTTTTAAATATTCAACTTGTAATTTTTTAAGTTGGAGAATTTGTGTAGAAGTTTTTGCTCTATCTTTTGCTAATTGTTTTTGGAGTTTTTCAGAACCTAATTCACTGGCTGTAATTGAACTAATACTGCGAGATATTCCTAAAAGATCTTTATTAAGTTTATTAAGTTCTCTTTGCTCATTAACACGTTGTTGTCCCTCTCTATTCTGTTCTCTAAGAGCTTTAAGTTGACTTTCAATAAGGTTGTTTTCATTAATAATAGTTTCGTACGTGTCATTTTCTAATGCAACACGATTTTCAGCTAATTTATTAATAGCCTCTAACGTCTCAGCCTGGAGGCTAAGTTGTCTGTTTCTTTCGTAATCGTTATTTTGATCGCCATCCATAATAGGTTATTTGTTATAAATATTGGAGGCACCAATTTCTTGATGCCTCTTATTTATATGACGTTTTAGGGGGATTTTTAGAATTCTTTAAAAAACTTGGAGTATTGACTGTACCATCAGGATTAATTAAAGTTTGTTTATTTCCATTTCTAGCATCTTCCATTGCTTTACTTTCAGCTTCATAAAAATCTTTAATTTCTTTAAATACAAATTTACGTAGCCAAATTGGCATATTATACACAGTTTGAAAATCATACCCACCTTTACCGTGGAATAAAATATCGTGTATATGTTTATATAAACTTAATCTAAATTGAGGAGCTGTCTCAAGCGTCAGGCCAAAAAAAGCTAAGCCCGATTGGGATAGTGACCTCCTCTCCACTATCTAAAACATAGTTCATATCAACATCTGGTTGGTTATCTCTCATGTGTTCTCTAAATGCTCTAGAGTCTTTAGCTAAAAGGTAATTATCAACAAATTCACGAATAGTTTTAGTTTCAGTGTCACCATTTACTGATGTGATAATATATTTTAAGCGAGTAGAAATTTCAGCTGATGAATCTTTATCAATTTTTTTAAGAGATTCAATTTCACGAGAAATTTTCTTTTCATCATGCCCATCTAAAATTTTGTAAGTAAGTGAAACACCGCTTGTAGGAAGGGTAAAAGGAAATTCATTTACTCCCCTTTTAATTTTTTCTTCGTCAAAAGGTTTATTTTCTAAAGTAGATAAATCAACGGTATATTCTTGGTTGTTATAAGTAAAAGTATAGTCTTTACCATAACCCAAAACTCGAGCAGCAATAAACAATGCGTTTTTATCACCTACGATCAAATCATCGTATTTAACGTTTTTATCTACAATTAGGGATTGAAGTAACTTATCTAAAACAGTACCTTTTTGAATGTAGGCTTGGTTAGATAGGATATCTTCTTCTTTAGCAGTCATGTATTTCATTTCTACTTGACCCGATGCTAAAGTGCTACCTTCAAGATAAATTAAACCTTTAGAAGGTAAATCAACCATTTCGGTTGGGAATTTAAATTCGCTCATAATTTTTATTTAGTTATAACGTTTATCGTGTATACATACTAACGATACAAAAGAGCTTGACGTTAGCCAAGCTCTCTTTAAAAGTAATTGTTTTCTTTTTTTTTAGAAGTTCAAGATACAATAATCTGGTTGAACTGTCATTGTAAGACTAATAGCTTGGTTGTCTGTATCCCAACCATACTCACCGAAGTTAGCTTCAGTGATTAAAGCGCCTTTAATAATCCATTCTGAAACTACGTCACCAACAGGGCCTAATACGTTGAATGTTAAGTCTTTCTTATAGAAATCACTGTAACCATCTCTACCTGTTACTGATTCGTGGTGTAAACGAACCCACTCCATAACAGCTTGAGCGCCTGAAGGAGTAATTGGATCAAACAATGTGAACTGGATAGCTCCCCAAGTTGATTTGCCTTTTACAAAACGTTGAACGTTAATGTGGTTCAGGGCTACTGTACCTTGTGTTAAAGTTACGGCACCTACACCTTTTACGATATAAGCTGGAAATCCGTCCATATACATGATGAACCTGTTGGCTTGTTTTGGTTCAAACGCTGTAAAGAAAATTTCGTTTGGATCTAATACTGGCATGTTTCAGTTGTTTATTTTGTTCTATTATAAATATCTAAGTTTCAAATTTTTACGCTGGGAAAGTAGCTCCTGTTGGTAATACGTTGAAATCGAGGATAATAAATTCAGCTGTTTTAGTTGGCTGTAAATAAATTTGACCTACTAACTGATTTCTATCGATTACGTCTGGCGTATTGTTTGAATCATCCATTACTACCTTGAACGCATACAAACCTTGACGTTGTTGTACTGATTCGAGGTATGGGTTAACTGCTGCTAGGAAGTTATTTCTTGTAGCTGCTGTGTTTTGTTCAAATACTAAGTTTTGAGAAACTTGACCGATGTAGCTCTTAAGAGCGATTAATAATCTTCTAACATTTACTCTGTCTAAAGCAGATGCTTGACGCTGTAATGTCTTTTGACCATATACTACAGTACCTGTTCCAGGGAATGAAGCGATTGGGTTAACATTATCTTCGTATAATGTATCTCTATTACCTTGAGTTAATTTTCTTTCAGCGCGAATTACGTTAGTTAATCCACCTCTGTTGATACCCGCTGGGGCAAACCATGGCTCGCTTACACTGTCGTTATATGCGTAAACTCCCCCGATCATAGTCGATACTGGCACCCAAACGTTCTTACCTGAATCTGGATCGATTGTTTGAACCCAAGGCCAGTACATAGCTGCGTATGAACTGTTTCTTGAACCAGCTTGTGTAGTTGCTGCGTTGATTGTAGCACCATAAGCTACAGGATCAATTACGTAAAGGCTATCACCTCTCATTTGAGTATTATTGATAGCTGTAGTTACTTGTGAAGCGTGGACACTATTAAATAAACCAGGAGTAAATAAAGCGTTGAACGAATAATCGTCTTGGTTAGATAATAAGTTTAACATGTTGGCGTAATCCGAACCTACTAAACCTTGTGTATTGTTAGCTTGAGTATCGTTACTACCGTAGTAAGCAGCGTTTTGGTAGTAATTACCTGCTGTTGCTCCTAAAATGCTACCAACACCATCATTAAAGGCACCACCATATGAACCTGAACCTACAGATGGGATTGAACCTGTGTATTGTGGTTTAGCGTTACCGGCGTTGTCTAAGTAATTTGGAGTTAATAAGTTTACTGATTTAACTCTTACGTATCTTGAAGCGTTTGGATAAGCACCATTTACTTGTAAGTAGTTTTCAGCTTGGTTATATGTGAATGAAGTATCACCGATTACTCTTGAGATAAAGTTATCTTGAGTTGGGTCTAATGATAAGTTATTCCATGATTCTAAAACAACTGGGTTGTTGTTGTTATCGTCACCTCTTCTAATGATTAATGAGAAGGTACCAGAAGCTGTGTTTCTAGTAGCGACCTGCCATCTAACGTTATCGATAGTACCATTTGCTAAAGCGCCTTGAGAAAGGATAGTACCTTGGTTATTCCAAATAGCACCTTGATCAATTGCTTCTAATTCGAAAGCAATTTCGTTTTCTAAATCAATACTTCTAACTGTGAGTACTAAATTAGCATCTGCGTTACCAATATTAGCTAAAGCTACCTCAACACCATCACCGATATCGTATCCAGTACCTTGAGCTACTGCTGTAACAGCTGTTACTGTTGTAGCAACATCACCAGCTTGAAGTTGGATATTAAGATCACTACCAACACCAAATTGAACACCTGAGATATCTAATACATCGCCAATACTAAATGGAGTTGTTCCCGTTGTTGAAGTAACAATAATACTTGTAACAGTAGCACTACCAGCAAGGCCAGAAGCTACTATTGTAAATTCACCACCTTGGTTAGAAACAATATTATTGTAAGTACCTGGATTTAAGTCTGTTGGGTTAGCAGCTACTGAGCCGATCATTTCTTTGCCTAATACTAACTCGCCAGTTGAAGTTGTAGTTACTTCTAATTGTAAACCTGTACCAGCACCACTTGTAGTTGTTACTGAGCTGTAAGTACTAGGAACACCATTAACACCACCACTAACTACAGCACCTAACATATTGGTATCTACGAGGATAGTTCCTGTTTCTGATAAAGGTGTGTCACCGCCAGCTGGGATATCTGCTGAGGCATAATCCCAAGCAGTAGCTGAACCTGAAACAACTCTTGTTACTAATAATGTGTTTCCGTTGTTATTAAAGTAGTTGTAAGCAGCGATTGAAGTAAAGTATGAGTAGATTTCGCTACCGCTCTCAAACGTGCTACCAAATTTGTTTTGGAAATCGCTGTACGATGTAACAATTGTAGGAACTTCTACAGGACCTTTTACTGTAGGACCTACAATAGCAGCACCTACTTGTACAGGTTGCTGCGTGATGAACGACTGGTCATTCTCTCTTGTTAATACACC